ATTTATGGCACTTTATCTAAGTGGGCAGGACACATTGAGGATGTAAAAGAAGTAATTTCACAGGAGAAAGATAGACCAGGAATATTTAAAAAACTAAGTTATAAAAAATCAGCAACTCAAGAAGTATTTGACACTATTGTCGCAGAGGAAAAAATCCGTGAACAGGAAAAATACATTAGAGAATTTTTCACAGCAAATTGGACAGCCGATTGGGGCGGCATCCAGGGATATCGAAAATTTATCGATATGCGTAGAAAAATTAAGGCAAAGAGAGAACGTGAAATATATAATCAGATGCGAAGAAGGAAGAATTTTTTATATAACACCAAGATGGGAGTCCTTATTGGAAGTTTAGTTTTAGTTTTAATTTACCTGTCTCATTTTTTATGGACAGCGATAGTGGAGTCAAGTAAATGATTAGCGTGGCATTTTGGATGGCTACCTTAGTCCCAAACGTAGACCAGTATTATTGTAAATTACAATGGGTAGAAAGAGATTTGTGCTATTACTGGTGCGCTAATACTAGAAGAGGGTTTAATTGGTTTGAGCCAAGAACAGTAAAAGGCTGTAAACTAGAAAAGTTGTTTTACAAAGTTGAAAAGGAAAAGACAAGTGCTTAATTTAATATCAGGGTTATTACCAATAGGCGAGAAGTTAGTCGACAAACTAATTCCTGACCCACAGGCTAAACAAAAGGCTCTTCAGCAACTAAAGAAAATGGAGCAAGACGGAAGTCTCAAACGCATGGAGGCTGAATTTGCTGATAAAGATAGCGCCAGAAAACGTGAAATGGCTATCTCTACCAGCGAACATAGCCCTTGGTTAAATAAAATAATCACTAGCGTGCTCGCTCTTGGAATTACAGGTTTAACTTTTTCTTTATTTGCGGTCATATTATTTTTAGAGGTTACACCTGCAAATAAGGATATTTTAATCTTCCTGCTAGGCAATTTAACAACACTAGTGGGGCTGGTCTGCTCGTACTATTTTGGAAGCTCGGTAGGCAGTAAAGATAAAACGGAAGAAATAAAAGGATTAATGAACAAATGATAGATTGGAATACTAGCACTTATTTTTCTCAGCATGAGTTTAAATGCTCTCACACGGGTAAGTGTGAAATGAACGCAGACTTTATAGATAAACTCAACGACTTACGTTTAGCTTTTGGTAAGCCTATGAAGATTACTTCTGGGTTTAGAGATGTAACTCATCCTATTGAAGCTAGGAAGAAAACACCAGGTGCTCACACCACAGGGTGTGCTGCAGATATAGCAGTATCAAGAGAAGATGCGTTTCATTTGCTTTCATTAGCATTAACTAAAGGTTTCACGGGTATAGGTATACAGCAGAAGGGTTCTGGTAGATTTATACATTTAGATACGTTAGAGAATACGGGAGAAAGACCTAGACCCACGGTCTGGTCTTATTAGTTATGTTTTTTGGTGGGGTTGCTTATTCACAAGATGCTTATAGTTCTTTTGGTGTTGTAGCAGAACTACCAACTACCGTTGCTGTTACTGGGGTTTCAGCTAGCGCAAGTTTAGGTATAGTTTCTGTATCTATTGCGGGTGCAGGTAGCGTGACCTTTACTGTTGCAGGAGTTGCAGGAAATGGCGCAATTGGAAGCGCTCAAAGTGAAGTTATAACACCAGTAAACGTAACAGGAGTTTCTGCTACGGGTGTGATAGGAGCACCGACAATTGAATTTAATGCTTTTGCGAGTGCTACTGGCGTATTTAGTACAGGTGCAGTAGGCGCTCCGATTGTTTATAGTATAATTGATGATGATGAGGACTCGATATGGACAGAGATACCGACGTAAACTCCACTTCTACCGTTAAAACGAGACTCTCAAATTACATATTAGGAGAAATTAATGGCTAGTACATATACAGCAAATTTAAAAATAGAAAAGATAGGAGATGGCGAACAAGCTGGAACGTGGGGTAATACCACAAACCAGAATCTTGAAGCTATTGAAGAAGCTATCTGCGGGAGAATTGTTCTAGGTACAAGTGATTTTACGTCCAATACAATTACTCTTAGTTTATCCAACAGCAACGCAACTGCGAGCGCTAGACATCTTTATATTGATGTTACAGCTACGCTAACAGGAAATGCTGTTATAAATTTACCCAACATAGAAAAGACATATATAGTACACAATAACAACCCTGGCGATTATCACGTTACAGTAAAAGTAGCGGGACAGGCTGGTATATTTGTACCTAAATCTGAAAAGGCGTTTGTTGTTGGGACAGGTTCAGATTTTAAAGACGCTATGACGCACACAGAGAATTTAGGTGTAAATATGAGAACATCTGGATTAGCTAATGATGCGAATAACTCTCCTGGTGGTAACTGGGCTTTGTATGCACAATCAAATGACCAAGCACCTGCTATTGGAGCTTTTGGATATAAGTTTAGTGGTTCTTTCCCATCACCTGCTATGGCTTGTTACACAAACCAAACAACAAGTAATAACTTAATTCAATTTAAATATGTTTCTGGAGTCAGTTTAACTGCGGTAGGAACTGAAACAAGTGTAGGAAATATTCTTACAAACGGTTCTTCTACTACTTACGCTACTTCTTCTGACTATAGGTTAAAAGAAAATTTTGTTCCTTTAGAAAATGCTCTTAACAGAGTTAATCTTTTAACAACATATAGGTTTAATTTTAAAAACACACCTAATGTAACTGTAGACGGATTTGTTGCTCACGAAGTAGCAAACATAGTACCTGAAGCAGTTACAGGATATAAAGATGAAGTTGATGAGTGGAGTAGACCTGTATATCAGGGTATTGACCAAGCTAAATTAGTTCCTATTTTAGTAAAAGCTGTCCAAGAATTAAGTTCTAAAGTTAATGCACTTGAAGCAAGGATAGAAGCTCTTGAGTCTTAGTAAATTAAAAGTTGCGCCTGGTATAAACAAGCAAAGCACCGAGTACGGTGCTGAAGGTCAATGGATTGACTGCGATAACGTGCGCTTTAGATATGGCAAGCCAGAAAAAATAGGTGGTTGGGAAAAATTCAAAGGGCAGGTACAAGTCGCCAATCCTTTAGAATCAGCAACATTTTTAGGTTCTATATCTAACATACATTCTTGGAATGACCGAGAAGGCTCACCTTACATGATTGTAGGTACTTCAAAAAAACTCTACGCATATAAAGGTGGTGAGTGGGCAGACATTACTCCTCTTAGACCTTTGGAGGGGACTTTACTTGGTTGGGGTCGAGGAGCATGGAATTTCGGTTCTTATGGCGGACAAGTGGTGAACTTTTCTACAGTTGCAAATAGTGATTTAGTTACTGTTCGAGCAGAAGGACATGGCGCATTTATAGGCGATTATATTATATTGTCTAACACGACAGGAACGCCTGGAGGTATACCTAACGATGACTTAAACGGTGAATTTGAAATAGTAGATGTAGCAAGTACAGACACGTTCGTGATAAAAGCAAAAAGTGCCGCTGCGACTACACAAGATATTACCGTAGGAGATGCAAATATAATTCTTTTAATTAATGTGGGTACTGATGTAGGTGCAGTTGACTACGGTTGGAACGTGGGAACTTGGAATGAGGGTTCGTGGAATACACCAAGGTCAACAGTAACAAACGAAATTAGACCTAGAATTTGGAAGTTTAGTCCCTACGAAGAAAACGTCATATGTCATCTAATAGGCGGTGCGGTATATTTATTTGATAGTGCTTTAGGTATAAATACTAGAGCTACACCAATAGATGGTGCGCCTACTGAAAGTGAATTTACTCTAACTGCTCCATCTTCCAGACAACTAATTTGTTTTGGTACATTAATTCAGGGTAGTACTGGCATAGGACACACCACTACTAAAGACCCGATGTTGATTAGATTTTCAGATACAGAAAATCCTGGAGATTTTAATATAACTCAATTTAATTTTGCAGGGGCAATACAAATTACTTCTGGTAGTAAAATAGTTAGTGCAGTTCAATCAAGAAATCAAATTGTTGTATTAACAGACCAATCTGCTTATGGTATGCAGTTTGTAGGCGGACAAGAAGTTTTTGGAATACAACAAATAGGAGCCAATTGTGGTTGTGTAGCGCCTTTAGCATCTGCTGAAGTAAATGGGTTGACATTTTGGATGTCAAAAGATTCCTTTTATATATTTGACGGAACAGTCAAAAAGATGCCGTGTTCTGTAGAGGACTATGTTTTTGACGATATTAACTTTACTCAAGCTCATAAGTTTCATGCGGGTATAAATTCTAAGTTTAACGAAGTATCTTGGTGGTA